GCGTTTATGGGAAGTCCTACAACTCGCTGCGCGGTTGCCAGCGGGACAGTCCCAATCTGTGCAACGACGCAGAGAAGGTCTACAGCTTCGCCTCCGAGGGCGATCTCGAAGAAGAGCTGGGCAGCTTCGACGACACCGAGATCTACCTGGGCTGGGACAGGGAGGCCGGAGAGTCGAAAGTCAAGCAGGGCATGACCCAGCTCGACTACTGGCTCAGCATCAAGATCGCCGAGCGCCCCGAGGACGTGACGGTGGACGCCAATCCGCCGGAACACATGGACCTCGAAGGGGCTGTCTTCGAGAGCGAGTTCTTCGCCGCCCGCGCATTCACTCCATCACTGGGCGGCGTCATCGCCGATCTGATCCGGCGCGGAGAACTGCCGCGAGGGAACTACATCTATCGCCACTGGTGGTAAGGAAGGGGGAAGGGTCGTGAGCGGAGAACCGCTGAAGATCGGTGACGTCATCCACGGATTCGCCCAGGGCGCCTTCGGGCGCGACCACTACGACTGCGTGAAGATCGAGGCGGCCGGAACCGACTGGATCGTAGCCCGTGACGCCGACGGTGACGTGTCGTTCGCCAGTGGCGAGAGGAGCCTGCGGCGCCTCATCCTGGTCCGCGACGAGGGCGCCTGCCCGAAGGACGAGTGCCCGGTGGAGAAGGGGCCGGTGGGGCTCACCGTTCCGGGTGGCTGGTGACGTGAAGATCCACGAGATCCGTGAGGGCGGAGGGGTGACGGAGTGCTGTGGCGTCCCGTCCCCCTCCGTTCCCTCCGGGGACCTGCTCACCGAGCACCCCGAGATCGTCACGTGCGACCTCCGTGTGCCCCGCTGTCCCGACTGCAAGGGCGAAGCGGGCTATCTCGGCATGAGGACCGAACCGCCGCACTTCGGTGTCGGCGAGGCGGCCGTGTTCATGAAGGTCGATCCCTGCGCGCATGACTTCCGCGTGAGGGTCGGAATCGATTCGATGATCAGACTGGAGAAGGTGGCGGAGTGAGCGAGGCGATGGAGCATCTTGCCGAGGAGTTCATGGGGCTGCTGAAGCAGGCGTCCCCGAAGAGCGCCCGGTACCTGAATCTGGACCAGGCGGAGAAGGTCGTCTCGGATCTCCTCCAGGACGCGGCGACGGAGCAGTGGCTGGCCGAGCAGGTCGCCCAGATAAAGATCAAGGCCGCCGATTTCCGTAACGGCGCGTCGATGGACCTGGAGCCCGCACGGGACTTCGTGGCGATCTGGGTGGGCGTCTGCCGTGGGCTGATCCAGGACGGGCCGAACTACTCGGAGACCGCCATGGACCTCCTGCCGAAGGTCGGCTCGAAGGTGGAGATGGGCGTCAAGCTGGCCGAGGAGCCGCGCGAGCGCTACATCGTCACCGTCCAGCGCGACGAGCCCGGGAAGCTGACCCCGCACCAGGCGCGGATGAAGGCCGAGACCGAGCGTGACGACCTGGTGAAGGCGGTCTGGAAGTGGATCGCCGACGTGAACAACGGAGCCGGGTACGACACGGGCGACCTGGGCTGGACCCTGGAGCAGATGGGCTTCCCGGCTCCCCCTGACGGTTCCGGTTTTATCGAGCCCGCCCCAAGGTCGCGCGCTGCGCGAGTGCAGGAGATCCGCGATGGCAACCTCTCGATCGAGCAGATCAAGAGGCGTTACGGCGTCGGTAAGTCGGTCGCCTACAGCCTTCGCAAGGAAGCCATGGAGTGATCAACGCGTACGGCCCCCAGTGCGGCTGCACCTACTGAGAGGAACCGGAAGGGAGAAGGAAGTGAATGTGCTCCTGAAGGGCATCGTGGGCTCCACGGCCTACGGGCTGAACCACGACAGTTCCGACGTGGATTACATGGGTGTTTTCGCGACACCCACCAACGAGGTTCTGGGCCTCGGAAAGATCCAGGAATCGGTGGTCACGAAGGACCCAGACATGACGATGCACGAGGCGAAGAAGTTCGTCACGCTCTGCCTGAACGGCAACCCGTCGGTCTCCGAACTCCTGTGGCTCGACGCGTACGAGGCGATCTCGCCGCTCGGTGACGAGCTGACCGGGCTGCGCCGCTCGTTCCTGTCGGCCAAGAAGGTGCGCGACTCCTATCTCGGGTACGCCACCAGCCAGTTCGAGCGCCTGAAGGACCGTGGCGACGGCAGCTTCTCGGCCGACACCCGCAAGCGGACGGAAAAGCACGCCAGGCACCTGGTACGCCTGGTCGAGCAGGGCTTCCACCTGTACCGCTCCGGTGAGCTGATCGTGAACCTGCGCAGCAACGCCAGCGAGATCGACCCGGACTGGGTGCTTCAGATGGGCAGGCAGATCGCGGACGACCCCTCGCGGGCGGAGGAGTACATGCGCCGGGCAGAGGCCCGCTTCGACTCGGCGAAGGCCGCCATCATCGGCGATCCCGACGTGGCGGCCGTCGAGCGCTGGCTTCTCCGGGTGCGCCGCGCGGACTGGGGGCTGAGCTGATGATTCTTCCGCGCACGACAGGGTGGGAATTCCGCCTCTCCAACGACGGCTACACGATGGCCTTCTACGACCCGGGGAACGGTCCGTGGTTCGTGCCGGTGGCCAACATGCAGGGGCGGTTCTACAGCCCTGGCGACCTCGACAGCATGAAGGACCACAACGGCCAGAAGATCGACTGGGTGAGGTTCCTGCCCACCGACAAGGCCGCTGCGGAAGTGCTCAGGGTGATCGCCGAGTGGGCCGACGGGGAGCCCGCCGACAGCGACGCGGTCGCCCGTCTCGCGTACCAGCTCGGCCGCAAGGGATACCGCATGCCGGAACCGGGTGATGAGGATGAATGACCAGCGGAGGCTTCAGGTCGAGGTGCGCCAGCTCAAGGTCGCCTTCGAGGTTCTGACCGTGGCCTACGAAGAGCTGCACAGCACGGGCGAGATGAGTAACCCCCGGCTCGCCGCCGCCGCGCTGCACGAGGTGGACCGGATGGTCACCTCACTGGGCGTGGCCGGTCTCGACCGGATGTCGTACGACGGAAGTTACGTGAACGAGCTGATACGGCGCGGAGTGGAGAAGGAGCAGGCTGATGGACAACGATGAACTCGACCGGAAGTGGCCCGTAAAGCCGGGCTGCACCCGGGACCGGCTTCTCTACCTCCTGGACGTCTTCAGCGAGGAGTCCGATTCGACGGTCGTCTCGAAGCGGCTGGACGAGGCGGTGCTGACCATGCCTGGCGTCTTCGTTCCCGACGCTCCGCTGACCCTCGGCGATCTCCGCATCCTCGCCGATGTGGCAGTGCGCGGAGAGTACGCGCTCGACGGCGAGACGGGTTCCGAGATCGAGGTGGGGGATGAGTGACCTGCCGGAGATCGAGGAGACGGACGAACTGGCGGAGGCGCGTCGGGAGTTGGCTGAACTGAGGACGGCCCTGTTCGTCAACGGCCTCGATCTGGTGGATTTCCGTCAGCTCGTCGAGGCGGTACGTCTTCTGGATGCCGAGATCGTCGCCGCGATTCACAGGCACCGGATTTCCGAACTCTACCCGTACTTCCCGGAGAGCTTCCAGCCGGAGGAGGACGGATACGAGGCAGCAGAGAAATGGCTTCGAGCCGAACTTCCGATGGAGTGGGATCTGTGATCGAAGAGGAAAAGAGCAAAGCGTCGGAGACGGACTCCGAGGAGACCGCCGAGGAGACCGCCGAGGTGCCCCTTCCGGTCGACGAGAAGGGCACCATGGAGGAGGCCGAGCTGGCTCTCGCTGACGTCAGGTCGGCGCTCGAATCGGTCGGCAGGGTCATCAACGTCCTGGTCTCCGAGTTCCAGCGTCTGGAGAAGCTGGTGGCCGGTGATGACGACTCGGTCGTTCACGGCTGCCCGCCCGACGGCAGCGGATTGACGCCGTGCTGCCACCGAAGCCCCATCGACCTCCCCCTGACGGAACGCATCTCGCTCGACGGCTCCGAGGTCACCTGCAAGGGTGCGGCGGCGCAGAGCTGAAGGACGTGACGCGTGACAGGTCACCAGAAGAAGGCGCTCGTGCGCTTCTGTTCAGCTCTCGGCTGCGTTGTCGTGGGCGTCTTCTTCGGTGCCGTCTCGCTGTGGCTCATGTCGTTCCTGGCGCTCTACTCCGCCACGTTCTTTCTGTGGTCAGGATTCCGAAGCCTGAAAAGGCATGAGCGGATTCGGCGCGAAGTTGAGTGGTGGCGCAGGGCGAAAGATGGTGTCGAGCAGGATCCCCTGGATCCCTGTTGTATGGAGTTCGGCGAGACTGGATTTCTGCATGATGAGCAGAAGTGCACTCGCTACAGGTATGGAAGACCCAGACCGATCTCGAAAGAAGAGCGAGAAGAGATCGACAAAGCCTGGAGTGAGATAATCGCTCACTTCTATGATCAGAACTGAAGGGAAATTTGTGGAGAAGTACAAGGCCACTGCGGTGAAGAGTGGCCAGTGGTGGGCGGTCACCGTTCATGACGTCCCTGTCGACGGCCCGGCCGTGACGCAGGGGCACAGCAGGACCGAAGCCGAGGACATGACGGTGGACATGCTGTCCCTGCTCCTCGGGCACCGCGACTTCACAGTGGAGATCGACTTCCAGGAAGAGGGCGACGGGTAGCCTGCGCCGACCGATGCAGACACGCTTCTGCGGGTGATGGGCCCAGAAAATCCGGAAGCCCCCGCCGGGGCGGGGGCTCTTCGGAAAGGAGAAGAAACGTGGCCGTGACGGAGTCCGGGGACTCGCACAAGGACGGTTCCTTCTTGGGCGGGGAGGATGAGTCCTCGCCACGTCTCTAAGATACCCGACCTACTGGGCATTGCGCCAGCGTGCCGGGCTGCACAACGCGAAGAGAGCCCCCCGGTCGCACATCGGGGGACCCTCTCGCTGCCCGGCAGGAACGGAGACCGGGCAGGGGGCGGTCGGGATCAATCCCGGGTCACCCGCCGCCCGGCTTCACCGGTTCAGGAACCCGAGGGTCCCGCCACCGAGCCGCCGCCGATGGAGGCCATGGACAGCGCCGCCTCCTGGCCCGTGCCGTTCGACACCGCGACCGCCGACGCGTCGATACCGGCGGCGCCGATGATCGAGCGAACGCGGTACTGGATGTCGTCGTGGGAGAATGAGCCCTCGAAGGCGTTGATCTCGCCACCGCCGAGCGCACGGCCCGTGTCGCCCATCACGCGGACCTCGGGGGTCTCGTGCCCGCGCAGGAACGCGGTCACGATGGCCGGGCCACGCTCCGTCTGGCCACCGGCCGGAACCAGGTACCAGGTCGTCGCGGCGTTCGCCGAGGTGTCGATGAGCGGCAGCCACGGGGACTCCACGACCGTGAAGCGACCCGCGACCGGCGAGGAGACGTTCTGGCGCATCTCCGTGCCGTCGGGCAGCGAGCGCACCCGCAGGTACGTGGTGCTCTGGGCGATCTCCTGCGCCGTGAGCGCGAGGGCGGGCGGCACCAGGAGCACGAAGTTCTGCACCCGGACCTGGCGGCCGTTGACCTGCCGCATCCCGATGTAGTTGATCGCGTGCTCCAGGGCGTCCAGCGTCAGCGGCGGGTTGCCGGGGACGTAGTTGCCCGCAGGGGCCTGGCCGCCGAAATCCTCGGTCGTGTTGAAGAAGTCGGGGTTCGGGCCGGTCGAGGTGGCCAGAACGCCGGTCGTCAGCACGTCCTCGGTGTCACGCGCCCAGCGTGCCATCTCCGTGGGGAGCTGCTGGAGGACCCGCAGCTCGTCGTTCATGAACGCTTCCCACGAGAAGGGGAACCTGGCTCCGTACTTGTTGACGAAGTAGTCCATCCCTTCCGTGGTCAGGTTGAACGTCGGGTACTCGGTCAGCTCCGGGATGCGGGGCAGGGCCCGGACGTGACGCTCGGCTCCGCCGTTGTAGTCGGTCGTCTGCGACTGACCGCCGACCGTGTCCCAGCGGACCATGCGGGCCGGACGGAAGTCCGGAACGGTGGTGCGCACCGAGAACGTCGGCCACTGCTGCGGCAGCTCGGCGTACTGGCCGAGCATGGACGCCTGCGAGATCGACTGGAACAGCAGCGGGAAGTCGCCGCTGGAGACGGCCTCGCGCAGTCGGCCCATCGCGACCGGCGAGCCGAACTCCGCCTCGCGCTTGAGGCGCAGGAACTCGACGGCCTTGTTCATCTTCAGCAGAAGGGAGTCGGCGTTCTCGCGGATCGCGACGCGACGCTTGCTGTGGGCCTCGGCGATGCGCTCGAACTCGGAGTTCGTGGTCGCCTTGATTCCGTCGAGGAGGGTGATCGCGCTCATGTCTCAGATTCCTCCCTTCAGGAACCGGTGGCCGTCTTGTCGGCCACGGTGTTGGCATCGCCCGGCACAGGCTGGACGATTCGGACGATGGGGACGCCTGCGGTGGTCTGGCCGACGATCACGCCGAACCACCCGTCGCCCATGGAGTTGGCGACCAGCGTTGCGCGGGTCGTGCCGACGGCGACGTTGATGCCGACCGGCGTGCCGGAGCCCATGGTCTCTGCGTCCCAGCCGGTGACCGGGAAGGCGAAGGCGCCCGTGAGGGCGACCGAGGCCCAGCCGGGCTCCAGAGAGTTGGCGCGGTTGCTGGTCTGCGTGACCGTGGTCGAGCCGACCGTGTAGGAGACCGGCTTGCCGCCGACCTCCTGCGCGAAGCCGACGATGGAGCCGATCTTGACCGGGTCACCGGCCAGCGTCGGGTCGTCGTTGACCGCCGGGTCGCTCCCCCGGAGCGGCAGCGGAAGGGAGATCCAGTCCGCGTACTTGAAGATCTCGTTGGTGGCCATCAGTAGGAACCTCCGCCCAGCAGGCTGCGGATCTCGGCGAGATCGCTGTCGGCCGACGTGGAGGAGAGGACCGAGGACTCCGTCAGGCCGAGGCCGGAGGTGTCACGGTTCTCAGCGAGCGCGCCGCGCTCGGTCTCCCGCCTGAGCTGCTTCAGGTACTCGCGCTCGTGGGTGATCGCCTCGTGCAGGTCCTGGTCCGGACGGTAGGACTGCGCGATGCGGATCATGGAGGGAAGCGGCAGCTTCGCCTCCAGAAGTTCGGTGAGGACGTCACCGGTCGTCTTGCTCTCCTTGAGCGCCTTGTCGGCGGTCTCGGCGCGGTCGCGCAGGAAGGTGATCGCTTCCTGGAGCTTCACGTTCTCGCGCGTCTGCTTCTCCGCTTCGCGGCGCGACTCCTGGAGCTGCTGCGCCATGCGGGCCACGTCGACGGAAAGCTGCTCGACGCGGTCGGAGAGGGTGTCCTTGAGGGCGGCCACCTCGCTGAGGAGGGCGCCCGTGCCGGTGGTGGACGGAATCGCGGCTGCACTCGCGGCCGGGGCGGCGGTGCTCGCGGTCTGCTCGGCCGGAGGGGACTCCGGCGTGGCCGACTCGGTCATGGTGACGAGCCTTCCTCCCGCTCCAGCGCGGGTGACGAGGTCAACAGAGAGGCCCTGTTCGATGCTGCGCACAATACGCTGCCCCGAAGCGGTCTCTTCGATCTGGCCTGCGGCGCGGATCGAAAGTCCGATCACGCTGTGCAGTTCCTTCGCGATCGGCTTGGCCTTCTCCGTGAACTGGATCCGGGAGAAGAGCCCGCGTCCCTCAGATGTCTCTTCGAAGGTCGCGTCGTCGAGAAGGTATCCGGCGATTTTGAGGACGCTGCGCTCCGGAAGGTCCATCTCCTCGGTCCCCGAAGGGTGGTCGAAGTAGATGTGTGTTCCGGCGGGAAAAGCGCGAGCGCCGTCCCGCTTGAGCACATCAGCGGGATAGTACCCGCTGGACCCCTGAACGTCGGCAGCGATGAGGAGGGCCCGCCAGATGCCCTTCTCGGAGGACTGCTGGTCTGCGGAGAGGACTGCGGATTCCCGCAGCGTTTCCTTGGACATGAGCCCCCTCACTGATCAACGATGAGCACAGCGTAATAGCATCCGGGGTCAAAAGTCCCGGTGAGGTGCTATGAAGTTGATTCGTCGCGCAGTTCGTGGTCGCCGTAGGACATGGGTTCCGGCTGCTTCGGCGCCATGGTTGAGCGCGAGTTTCCCGCCTTCAAAGGTGCGGGGGCCCCAGGACCACCGGTTCCTGTCGTGCCATTTTCCCCGGAATTACCGGAGGTTTCCGAGGAGTTAGAAGCCGGTGCGCTCGGCTGCTCTCCTTGGCCATTTCCTCCCGTCACATAGGGAAGGTCTTCGACGTCGGGCGCTTCGCGGTCGAAGTCCTGCCACTTGTCGCCCCATGCGTCGACCACCATCGCCCTCGCCTCGTCGGCGGAGAACAGGCCGAGCCGGATCGCCATGTCGAGCGCCTGGAGGCGTCGGTGTACCGGTTCCTCGGAGATCTCGGGCCATCGCAGGCGCACCTTCAGGCCCAGCGTCTTGAAGATCTCCCGGAACATCTCGTCCATGACCTTCTGCCTCGCCTGCATGACGAGGACCGTGGAGGTGTCCAGGGACGTGGCCGCCGCGTTGTTCGCGATCGACGGGTCCTCCAGAAGTGCCGGAAGAGGTACGTCGAGCGCCGCCGCGATCATCGCCGCGAGAGGGCGGCCAGCGTCGAAGTCGACCTTCGTGTTGCCGCCGACGGCCGACAGATCCTGACCGGCGCCCAGCACGGCGGAAGCGCCGACGTTCAGGGGCTGCCCCGTGGCCGGGTCGGTGCGCGGAGCCTGCGCCATGGCGGCGGCAGTGCGTCGCACGGAACGTGAGCGGTCCGATGTGACCTTCCAGGCGAAACGGGCGTACGCCTTGGTGAGGGTCGAGCAATTCTCCAGGTACTCCTTGTACGCCTTGGTCCACCAGACGGCGGGCAGCACGTCGGGGATGCCCCAGCGCCACCCGGTCAGCCGGTTGAAGGGGACATGGACCATCACCTTCGTGTGGTCCACCTGGTCTCCGGCGATCTGCGCCGCGCCACGACTCCTTCCCAGCGCCCGGACTCCGGCAGGGGTCGGGTACCAGACGTCGCGGAACGAGAACCCCGCCCGGGTGGAACCGCCGGAGGCACCTTCCCGGTCCGACCGCATCCAGGTGCGCCCGCGCGCCGCAGCTTTCGGAGCGGTGATCGGGTTCAGCTCGATGTTGGCCTCGAAGTCCAGCTCCAGATCCCAGTCGTTCCAGGTGCGCCGGATGTAGAGCAGGCGTTCCCGGTTCCCCTTCTGGCTCACGCCTTCGGTGATCTCCTCGAAGGGAACCCGCAGTACCTCCTTGGTCCTCCGGTCCACGAGGAAGAAGAGGTTGCCGTCGGTGCCCGAGGTGCGTTCCAGTTCGAGCTGGGCCAGCGTGCCTGTCAGAACCTCGTTGATTCCGTCGGGAAGTTCCGGCTCCAGGTTCACCGTCCTCGGACGTCCCGGGCCCTGGATGAACTCCTTCGGCACCACGGAGACGCCGGAACCCCATACGTAGCCGGTGCGTACGCGCAGGCCCCTGCCGACGAGCGGGTTCACGGTGGCGACGCCACGGCACAGCTCGCTGGCGTGATGCAGGGCGTCGAGAGTGAAGGAGTTGGCGCTGTCGGAGAGCCCCATCAGCGGGCGCCAGCCGATGTCCTCCAGGGCGAGCTGGGCGCGGCCGAACTCGCCAGCTTCCCGCATTTCATCCGAGACGACACCCATCAGCTCTTCGTTCCGAGCTTCGAGATTGCTCACGAGAGTGTGCATTTCCGTGAGCGTCATCTCTTCGAGGGGCTTCTGCATCGACATGCGATCACCTTAACCGTTCGTTTGACCTGGCGACCCGGGGTTGTGCGAGGAGTTGCCCCCGGATTGGCGCACCCTTTCCGCCAGGGCGATGGCATTGTCGCAGGAGTCGGCCAGCTTCTTGAGTGCGCTTGTCCTAAGCGATGAATCCGGGCCCGCCATCAGGATGTTCGCCAGCTCTGCATACTTCCTCCCCAGGGTTCCGCCGCCTGCCGCCCGCGCGAGGATCCTCCGGCGTGCTGCCTCCGCATGGTCGTACACCGTGACCTCCTTGAGTTTCACGCATACGTGACGCACAGAACTACAGCTCACTGTGAGAATTCCGTCAGTAGGGCGCGATCGACTCCTCCCTGATGTACTCGTCTTCCTCGACGAGGGAATCAGCCAGGGTCTCCGCGCTCTCGCTGAGCACGTCACCCTGCCTGAGACCTTCAGCCACTGGGGCGACCGCGTAGACGATGGCGTCGGCGAAGTCGGGGGACTTGCCGTACTCCTTGCGCATGTCCTCCTTGGAGGCGATGAGCAGACGGCCGTTCTTGATCGAGTAGAAGACCATCTTCAGGTCGTCGGAGATCAAATCACCTTCGTCCACCAGCTTCACCGAGCCGTTGCGCATCTTCTGGCGAAGCTGCTCGAACCAGTACGCGCGGGCGTTGTAGAAGCCGTAGACCGAACCGCCGACGTCGGCCGGAGGAGTGGCTGAACCATGCATCTCGTAGACCGTGAACCAGGGCTCCGGCAGAAGCGTCGCGCGGGCGTTGAGGGTGTCGACGACACCAGCACCCAGACCGACGGCGTCCACGCGGATCTCCACCCAGGGCGCCTTGCGCTCGTCCTTCAAGCGCTCCGCGATCTGGAGCACCTTGTGTGCCGAGGACACGGTGTCGGTTCCCGACCAGCTCTCCTCGATCTGCGCGGTCACCCCGGAGTACGAGGCCACCACCGTCTTGTCTGAGCCGAAGCGCGCGACGTCGACACCCAGTCGCAGGATCGAATACAGGGAAGGAGTCGGCGGCTCGTCCACGGCGTCGGCCACCAGCGAAGGGGAGAACAGCGACGACATGCTCTGCTCGGGGAACTCGGCCAGCA